CGGCCCGAACACCTTACCGATCACGCAGGGAAAAGAGAACCCTATACGATCTGTAAAGTATGTGTAATAATTCGGACATACATTTGATAAACTGCGATCCAAGAAGTAAAAATTCACAACCTAAATGAGACAACACTCTCACATAGGTTATTACAAAAACCTTCCTTATCACAGTGTAATAAATGTAAGACTGTTATTAAGTCTCATCCAGGCCCATATCACTATGAGCCCCCCTTCGACCGCCGAAGGGTATCCTAACATTGACCCCTGTCAATGTTTCTTATGGTATTTAGAGTCTACATGACTTAATTAACTCCCCAGTTATTTATCTATAAAAACATGTAAATATATATATATATACATAAACAGCTAAGCTGCAGTAGGATCAACGTATGAATACATTATGGGTGCTCCTACAAACATACCCAATGTAAAATCTTCTCCAACACTCACCCATTGCTCTAAACGGGTATTCGATTCTGCGGACCCAGTACCAACTTCATACGCAACTTCAATTTGCTGATTATCACCTTCAGTTATAACACTTACGTGTCTTGCAGGTGTAAACCTTTGACCAATTGTATAATATGGTATTTCTATTTCGGCTGCATTATTCAACCGCGTTGGAACAATAGAACTACCATTTAATGTTGCTCGTCCCATGCCCAATAGTTGCTTACGTCTATCTCCGTGAATTGCACTGTCTAAAGGTCTAAAACCCTCAAACCACGGCAAACCATTTGCAACTGGACTCCTGGTAACTGTCAACAAAGAGTCTCCAGTGGTGGCACGTAAGCCACCAACAATCCATTTATGTCGCAATGAACCTCGTCTACATACAAATGCAGGAGAAAGATAATTGAGCAAAGTTTCGCTTGAAAAATTAAACTTGGAATTGGCAGCTGTTGAATCAACAGCCAGATCAAAGCCATTGGGATCCCAACCTCTATAAGCAGGCATGCCAGAACAGTACAAATTGTAGTATCGAAAACCAGTACCTTGGGTTGCAGGAAAGTAACTATTTGAATATTGATACCTTCTCAACAAATCCTTAAATGACACAATTCTTTCACCCTGATATACCAAATATTGATTTTCATCTTGCATCAAGGGCGCATCTGTTGTGCCATATGTCTCAATTTCTCCTCCTCCAACAGGATTATTAGAATTGTCATTGTCTGAAGCCAATTGACCATCGGGAGGTGACATTTCGGCTTGCTGTTGAAAAATAGACAGCTTCCGCAGATTAGAAGAAGGTACTGCCACAGCGAAATCATCGCCGGCTGCTACCCACACTTGTATCTTAATATTGGCAGGTGTCACAGATGGTGTGGCTAACTCATTGACTACATACACACTTAAAGTACCGTTATCAAAACCGGTTCCTCCAGTGACATTGGCTGCAGTATTAAAATAAGTTTCGCCCACAGCATCTTCAATACCTTTACATTCTGCCCAAGCTTTAACGTTAGTCCATTTACACTCATAATCAAATTCTCTATCCTTACTGATATCAATTATTGTAGAGTATACTTGATTAAAAGCAACAGGTCCAGCGTTACAAGTCAAAGGATTGTAAACAAGTCTCAACCTTCCTCTGTGGTATTCAGAGCAGATCACTTTAAAATGAAACTTAATTGAACCTTGCCAAGCTTCAAATGGACATGCTGCAAAAGCCAATGCAGTAGAATGAATCTCTGTAACTGGTGCAGCACTCACAGTGTCAATACAGAAAGGTTGCACTGCCATTGAAGCAAGCAAACTATCAGTTGTGGCAGTTTCTGGCCAATCAAATTGTCTCCAATACGTCATTCTTGAAGCAATAGAATTAATGGTCAGTTCATCAGCACCACCAAGACCCATAGTTCGTGTATCAATAGACAATTCATTTTTAGAGTCCACAGAAAGCTTGGTAATAGCTTCTGGAGCATCTGAGTTACACAAATTACCACAATATCGTGGAATATAAGGTACAATATCTGACAACACTGCTGGTCGTGAATATCCAAATATCCTAGCAATCTTACCTATTTTATCCGCCACCAAACTTGTTGCTTTTGCATATGGTCCTATATATGGAACCATTGTTAGCATATCAGCAGCCTTAGAAATGGCAGAAGCAGGTTTGCTAATAAGACCATCAGATGTAAATTCGTCTGATTTCTGTGTGTTGTTAACCTTCTTAACCGCCTTCTTTTTACTCTTATTCTGTGCTTGTAATTCAAACGGTAAAGGGAAACCAAATTCATCCAATTGTACAGCAGAAGTAGAGTCAGACTGAGCCTGATAAGTTTGAACTGTGGTAGGAATGATAAGAGAGACATCCTCTGCCCATGC